TGCTTGGCGTTCGGCAAATCCGAACATCGTGGATTTCTGGTGGGCAGTGGATCGTGCGGCAAAGGACTGCATCAAGGCGCGCAGCACGAAGGTCACGCACGGCATCCGATTCATCTATCAGGGTGGCATGATGTTCATCGAACTTCCGAGCAGCAGACGGCTTTCCTACGTAAAACCGCGCATCGGAGAGAATCCGTTCGGCGGCGAATCCATCACCTATATGGGACTCGACCTCTCGAAAAAGTGGGCGCGGATCGAATCCTACGGTCCGAAACTTGTGGAAAACATCACGCAGGCCATCAGCCGTGACATTCTCTGCTACGCCATGCAGACGCTGCGAACGATGGATATTGTCGCACACGTCCATGACGAACTCATTATCGAATGCGACGAGCGAGTCGCGCTTTCTGCCGTGTGTGCGCAGATGGCGCGAACTCCGCCTTGGGCAGACGGACTCCTGCTTCGCGCCGATGGTTTTGAATGTAATTTCTATCAGAAAGAGTAAAAACGTCCCTTTTCACCTCCTGCCAAGGCTACCTTGCAGGAGGTGTTTTCTATGACGAAAGAACAGAAACAGCAAATCCATACACTCCGCAGAGGTGGACTGGGATACAAAAAGATAGCCTCGTCGATCGGCATATCCGTCAATACCGTGAAGTCCTTTTGCCGCAACAACGAACTGACAGGGAGTCCTACATCTGCTGTGTGTCTCTTTTGCGGCAAGCCTCTGGTGCAGATACCAAAGAGAAAGCAGCGGAAATTCTGTTCGATTCAGTGTCGGGAGACATGGTGGAGCAGGAATCGTGACAAAGGGAATAAGCCGACAGGCGAAACCTGTCGCTGCGCCCATTGCGGCAGGACATTTTCTGCCTATCGGCGTGAGCATCGGAAGTATTGCTCCCACGCCTGTTATGTCGCGGAGCGGTTTCAAGGCGGTGGTATCCGTGCGTAAAGAACAATACCGCGCGGATATGCTCTACCACATGTCGCTCTCCGTAGCAAAGACCATGCGGGCAAAGGGGCTCATCACAGCGGATGAGTATGCCGAAATCGACACCGTGCTCCTTGCAAAATATCAGCCGTATCTTGGTCGGCTTATCTCGGAAAATGCTTGATAAATCCGCTTCACAGAGCAATATATAGGATGGAAAGGAGGTTGATAGAGTGCCTGAGGTAAGAAAAATCGAGCCTACGGTTACCGCCCTAAAGCCGAGAAAGCGTGTGGCTGCATATGCCCGTATCTCGATGGAATCGGATCGGCTGAACCACTCGCTTTCCGCGCAGATCAGCTATTTCAGCGAACTTATCCAAAGGAATCCTGAATGGATTTATGTCGGCGTTTATGCCGACAGCGGAATCTCCGGCGGCGACATACGGCGCAGGGCAGAATTTCAGCGCCTTATCGACGACTGCAATGCCGGGAAAATAGACATCGTTCTCTGCAAGAGCATTTCGCGGTTTGCCCGCAGCACGGTTGATCTATTGGAAACCGTGCGCCATCTAAAGGGTATCGGTGTAGAAGTGCGGTTTGAAAAAGAGAATATACATACCCTCTCGTCTGATGGTGAACTTTTACTCAGCATTTTGGCAGGCTTTGCGGAAGAGGAAAGCCGCAGCCAGTCCGAGAATGCCAAATGGGCGATCCGGAAGAAATTCGAGCGAGGGAAGCAATGGCATGTCGCAGCTTACGGTTATCGTTGGAACGGAGAAACCTTCGTTGTCTGTGAGGAGGAGGCAGAGGCTGTCCGCGTCATATTCGATAACTTCCTAAAGGATGTCCCACTCGGTCATACTGCCAAATGGCTCAAGGAGAACGGACATGCCTGTTCGATACCGTTCATCCACTATGTTTTGGAGAATCCCGTTTACGTCGGTGATGTCATCCTTCAGCGGTATTTTACGGAAAATCCTCGGACGCACAAAATTTTCAAGAACACGGGGCAGCTTCCGCGCTACCTTGTCACCGATAATCACGAACCGATCATCGAGCGCGAGACGTTCGAGAAGGTACAGGAGAAGATCAAGGCGAACTATGAGTTCAATCCTGCGGCACATCGCATTGTAAAGCCCAGTTGCTTCTCGGCAAAAATCATCTGCAGCAAATGCGGCGCACATTTCGTCAAGGGCGTGACCAAAACCAACAGGCATGACGGCTTGCAGGAGCATTGGTTTTGCTACGGCAAAATTCACAAGCGAATGTGCGATGCAAGGAACATCCGTGGGTGTCGGCTTAGGGAGGCGTGCTGCGAGGTTCTGGGGTTATCCGAATTTGACGAGCATGTTTTTGCGCGGACGGTGGAGAAAATTCTCACCACCGATACGGACAGTCTCGTCTTCCATTTTTATGATGGCACGGTGAAAACCGCCCACATCCATTATTTCAGTCAGGACGAGAAGAAATACACCGACCCACACAGAAAGCCCTTCGGCTACACATGGAGCAAGAACGGTTATGTGATTGTTCCAAAAGAGGCAGAAGCCGTGCAGCTGGCATATCAGTATTATGCCGAAGGATGGAACATCACGGATATTTCACGTGAACTCGAATCCAAGGGCTATCAGAGCATTCGGGGCAGATTTTCCCGCCGTGTGGTAACAACAGTTCTCGACAGCGATTTCTACATCGGCAATCGAACCATCAAGGGACAGTTTACGGAAAGTGGTGTGGATGAGGTTATCGAGAATGACCACGCACCGATTGTCAGCAAAGAACTGTTCGATACCGTCCAAAAGCGGCGGACGGTTGAACTGAAAAAGCAGGAACGGCGCATTGCCACAAGGAGGCGAATAGACAATGAGAAGCGTAACGGTCATCCCCGCCAGCGTCAATAAATTCTCGGCGCAGCCCTTATCTGCCACAGAAAAGCGTAAAGTTGCGGCGTATGCGCGGGTTTCTACGGATGAGGAGGAACAGCAGACCAGCTATGCCGCCCAATGTGATTACTACGAGCGGTACATCAAGAGCCGTGCGGATTGGGCGTTCGTCAAGGTATATGCCGATGAAGGAATCAGCGGCTGCAATACCCGGAAGCGTGAGGCGTTCAAGGCGATGGTGCAGGATGCCCTGGACGGCAAAATCCAACTGATTCTCACGAAATCCGTGTCGCGCTTTGCGAGAAACACCGTGGACAGCCTCACAACCATACGGAAACTAAAAGAGCATGGGGTAGAGGTGTGGTTCGAGAAGGAGAACCTTAAAACATTTGATCCCAAAGTGGAAATGCTATTGACCATTTTGGCGAGCCTCAGTCAGGAGGAATCCCGCTCCATCTCAGAGAATGTGAATTGGGGCATTCGCAAGAAAATGACGGACGGTAAATTCAGCCTCGGCTACAGCCATTTTCTCGGTTATGACAAGGGCGCGGATGGTTCGCTTGTCATCAACGAGGAAGAGGCAAAGGTGATCCGCAGGATTTACGCGCTTTACATCAAGGGGATGTCCCCTTACGGCATCGCGAAAGTGCTGACCGAGGAAGGAATAAAAACGCCTGGTGGGAAAACACGATGGAGCGACAGCACCGTCAAAAGCATCCTTCGCAATGAGAAATACTGTGGGCGGGCACTGCTTCAAAAGACATTCACCCCGGATTTTCTAACCAAGAAAACTGTCAAGAACACCGGGCAAGTCCCGAGTTACTATGTGGAGCACAGTCACGCGCCGATCATTGACCCGGATGTTTACGACATGGTGCAGCGGATGATGGAGGGTCGCAAGCGGGGGAGGGACAGAATCAGCTCTGTCAGCATTTTCTCGAGCAAACTCAGATGCGGTGACTGCGGTTCTTGGTACGGCTCGAAAACGTGGCACTCCACGGATAAGTACAAACGGGTTATTTGGCAATGCAATCACAAGTTCCGTGGCACGAAATGCAGCACGCCGCATTTTACAGAGGACGAAATCAAGGAACTGTTCGTTCGCGCCGTCAATCTGCTGCTTGCCGAAAAAGAAGAAATTATCTCTACCTACGAAATGATGCGAGATAAGCTGTTCTCCACCACGGCACTTGTCGAGGAGCGCAGGGCACTGGAAAATGAACTGAATGTCACGGCAAGACTGGTGGAGGACTGCATTAAGGAAAATGCCCATATTGCCCAAGACCAGACGGCATACGAGGAACGCTACCAAAGCCTTGTCGAGCGGTACGAAAGCGCAAATAAGCGGTATGATGAGATCGTCGAACAGATAAGCGACCGAACAATCCGTGGCGAGCAAGTTTCCATTTTTCTGGAAAAACTGAGAGAACAGGATTTAATCGACACGTTCGATGACGATCTCTGGCTTTCGATGGTGGATTTCATCACCGTGCACGATAAGAGCAAAGTGACCGTTACGTTCAAGGACGGGAGCGAGATAAAACTGGACAGATAAACGACGAGCGGGAGCCGGTGAGAAAAGCCGACGCCCGCTTTCTTTTTGTTTTGACACCCTGAAAAATGTCAGAGTACAGGAAAAATGTAAGGGTTCAGAGGAAAAATATCATTGTATCAAAGTAAGCGTGAAGGGGGATGTCTAATGCGTGAAAATGATACAAAGGAAATCGCCGCTATGCGGCGTAAATCCCCAGTTACAAGGGATTTCAGAGATTTCCTAGTCTGGAAGCCCCATGATTTTTGACGTTGTTCAGCGATTTTTTGCTCGATGGAAGTTCGACCAACTGGCAGGGGTGTCAAAGCGTTTGACACCCCTATGGCGCACTCGAAAGGAAAGATGTCAGAGTTCATGAAGCCTTATGGGAACTGACTTCACGAGCATTTTTACGACTCGGATTTTTGACACCCATGGATGTTTTGCTGAAATTTTCAGCCTTGACAATCTTTGCCGTAGTGCATACTATGATAGTAGAACAAGGTGAGGAGGATAGCGAGGCAGTGAAAATTATCAAGAAGGACATTCCTGCGGAATATGGCGTACTGATTCAGAAATTTCGTCTGATTGACGATACGTTTTTCAACGTGTGCTTTGACAACTATACCGAGGGAATGCAGCTCCTGCTACGTATCTTTTTTGGACGAGATGATCTCATTGTCAAACATGTTGTCACGCAGCAGAGCGCGGACAATCTCTATGGTCGCGGCGTGCGTTTCGACGTGTTGGCAGAAGACAGCGAGGGGAAGCTCTACGACTGCGAGGTACAGCGTGCCAACGAGGGTGCCGCTCCGCGTCGGGCACGCTACAACAGCAGCATGATGGATTCGCGGGAACTGGCAAAAGGGGAGGATTTTTCCAAACTGCCGGAAACATGGGTGATCTTCATCACGGAAAACGACATCTATGGAGAGGGATTCCCGCTGTACCATGTGGAGCGAATCATCCAAGAGCTTCAGCGACCGTTTGATGATGGGGCACATATCCTCTATGTCAATGGTGCAAACCGTGATGATACGCCACTCGGACGGTTGATGCAGGATTTCTTCTGTGAGAGTCCGGAGCAGATGTATTATAAGGAGTTGGCTGAACGAGCCGACTATTTTAAGGCAGAAGCAGAGGGGGTACATACCATGTGCGAACTGATGGAGAAATTCGGAGAGAGGAAATTGGAAGAGGGACGTATGGAAGGGCGTCTTGAGGGACGTGCTGAGGGACGCGCTGAGGGACAGCGCAGGATGCTCAATATGGCGCGTTCTCTGCTTGCGTTAAATGTTCCTGTCGAGGTGATCGAGAAGTCGAGCGGCTTGGCGCGTGCGGAGATTCTGGCTCTGCGAGATGCGCCTGCTAGGTAGTATGGACGTGTGAAGAGCACTCTTGCGTAAGATTTTTGGAAGAAGACCGTCGCATTGTTTGATATGCGGCGGTTTTTTTATGTTATAAATTCAACGCATCCCCATTACAATTTCCTCGCGTGTATCTGACTCCTCCATGAAACGCTCCACTTTCGAGTATATTATCATCACTTTTTTCAATTTTGTTGCCATAAATCAATAAAGTTGCTATCATAAAAGAAGATCTCGAACTATGCTGCTGACCTATAAAATCGTATGTTCTATGATCCCGGTCTCCCCTGCCGCAGCGGGGGAGGTGGCACGCGTAGCGTGACGGTAGGGGCGCCTTGAGCGATTGGACATAACGAACGAAAAGCATATAGCAAAATAATGGTAGAGAAAGGACGAAGCAATATGAAAGCCTCATCGAACACACATCTGCGCCGCACACTCCTCTGTGCGCTCGCCCTGGGGTGCATCGCCGCGCCGTTTGCCACACCGCACGCCTACGCGCTCCCCATCGAGGGCGCGAACGCCGCGACGAACGCAGGAGAGGCGAATATTTCAACGGGCGGCGCGGTCATGGACATCGTTGGCAAGACGGAGCACAATATCCTCAAATGGGAGGACTTCTCCATCGAGCAGAACGAGAAGGTACGCTTCGACGGCGGCAGCCAGACGCGCGACTATCTGAACCTCGTCACGGGCGAGGGCGCATCGAACATCTACGGCACGATCGAGGGCGGCAGGAATGTCTACCTCGTCAACCCGCACGGCATCCTCTTTGCAAAAGGTTCTGAGGTCAATACGGGTGCACTCTACCTCTCGACGGCGAACCCCGCTGACATTGCCGCAGCGACGAATACATTCAAGGCAGACGGCACAAGTCCGCTCTCCGCGACCGCACAGACGGGCAATGTGCTGAACCTCGGCACGGTAAAGGCGGCGAAACTTTACATCGAGGGCAAGAAGGTCACCGTCCTGAATACCGATGCTGTAACGGATGCAAACGGCACGGCACTCACGGGGGCGAACGTCACCATTCGCGGCGCAGAGACACCGCATATCGGCTACGATGTTGGAAATACGGCGACGGCAAACTTCAACGAGGGCGGCGGCTCTGTGCCGCATAGCTTCTATGACTATGCGCATCCGAACACCGCAAAATCTGCAAGTGGGCGCGGATGGGATGTCAAGAATCTCGGCGGCACGGCGCATACGGACTATGACTATATGCGCGTGCATACCGTCTACGACCTGCAGAATATCAATGCGAACCGGGATGGCAGATACATCCTCGCGGGCGACATCGACGCGACGGCGACACAGGATTGGAACAGCGGTGCAGGCTTCCTTCCGATTGGAGAAAGTTATACAACGAATTTTACGGGACGATTCGACGGCGTAGGACACACGATTACAGGGCTTTATATTCGTCGGACTGGGGACTTTCGCGGGCTGTTTGGCTATGCCAGCGGGGCACGCATTGAGAATCTCTCCCTCGTGGACGGTGATGTGGAGGGGAACCATGTGGTTGGCGGCATTGTGGGATATGCAGAAAACACTGTGATTCGGAACGTTTCATACGCGGGCAGGGTCAACGGAGTTCAGAACGTCGGAGGCATTGTGGGATGGATAGGTAGTGGTACTCTTCAGAATGCATGGAATGCGGGCGCGGTTACAGGGAGGAGTTCGAGTGCTGGCGGCATTGTGGGATATGCAGAAAACGCTGTGATTCGGAACGTTTCATACGCGGGCAGGGTCAACGGAGTTCGGAACGTCGGAGGCATTGTGGGAAATACATGGAGAAGTACCCTTCAGAATGCGTGGAATACGGGGACGGTCACAGGGTCTATGAATGTCGGCGGCATTGTGGGAGTGGCGGACGGCGGTACCGTTCGCCATGCCGTATCGAAGACGGGCAGCGCGGGGCAGGCAGTCGGCGCATCCATCAATGGGGCTGACGTGACGACGGATGTCAAGGTCGCTGCCGAGGCGGATATGAAGCTGGCGGCAACATACACGGACTGGAAGGACGCGCACGGCAATGCCATCGTTGCGACCGATGGCGGCAAGGGGACGCCGTGGCGCATCTACGACGGCAAGACCACGCCCATGCTCACGGCTCTGATGAAGGGCACGAAGCGCCTTGAGAAAGTCTACGACGGCAATGTCTTTGCGACAACGGACACACACATCACGCTCGTCAATACGGGCAAAGACGTCGGCACATACAATGCCTACAGTGACCAGTTCGGCTATGACCTTATCGGCGGCGCGGTCATCAAACCGAAGGCGCTGACGCTCGACCTTGTGAATGGCACGCGCTTTGACAAGACGTACGACGGCAGCGACAGCGTCACGCAGACGCTCACGAAAGGGACGAACTATAGTCTCGACGGTTTTGTTACGGGCGAGGGCGCGGGCATCGAACTCGCTGCCGTCACAGGAAAATACGCCGACAAGAATGCCGCCGCAGATAAAGCCGTCACGTTCGATGGGCTGACGCTCACGGGCACGGGCGCGGGGAACTATGTAACGGACAAGACCGCGCTCACGGGTACGGGCACGATTGCGCAGAGAGCGCTGACCCTTGGCGCGATCGCGGCACAGAGTAAGACCTACGACGGCACAACCGCCGAAGATGCGTCGAAATTCCATGCGGCACTCGCGGGCATGGTCGCGGGTGACAGCGTAACGGCGACCGCGAGCGGCGCGGTGTACAACGACAAGGGTGTCGCGACGGCAAATACGGTGGGCTACACGGGTGTCGCCCTCGCGGGTGCGGATGCGGCGAACTACACTCTTGCCGCCACAACGGCACAGGGCACGGGTACAATCACGCCGCGTGCGCTGACGCTCGGCACAGTCGCGGAGCAGAGCAAGACCTACGACGGCACGACCGCCGCAGACACGTCGAAGTTCCACGCGGCGCTGAACAATGCCGTTGCGGGTGACAGCGTAACGGCGACCGCTGCGGGTGCGGTATACAATGACCATAATGTCGCTGCGGCAAATGCGGTGAGCTATACGGGTGTCGCCCTCACGGGTGCGGATGTGGGGAATTACACCCTTACCGCGACAACTGCGCAGGGCGCGGGCAGGATCACGCCGAAGCAGCTTTCCCTCGCGCTTGCGAATGGCGTACGCTTTGACAAGACCTACGACGGGAGCGACAGCGTCACGCAGGAACTCGCGAAGGGGACGAACTACACCCTCACGGGCTTCATCGGCACAGAGGGCAACAATCTCGAACTGGCATCTGCCACAGGCGCGTATACGGCGGGCAAAGACGCGGGGACAGATAAGGAAGTAACCTTCAAGAACCTCACGCTCACGGGCACAGGCGCGGGGAACTATGTGCTGAACCGCACGAGCCTTGCGGGCATAGGTACGATCGCGCGGCGTGCGCTGACGCTTGGCGCAGTCGCGGCGCAGAGTAAGACCTACGACGGAAATACATTGGCAGACACGTCGAAGTTCGGCGCGGTGCTGAATAATGTCGTCGCGGGCGAGGAGAACAGCGTGAAGGCGACCGCCACGGGTGCGACTTACAACAGCAAGGATGTCGCGACGGCAAATACCGTCAGCTACACGGGCGTTGCCCTCGCAGGTGCGGAGGCGGGGAACTACACGCTCGCCGCGACCACTGTGCAGGGGGCGGGCACAATCACGGCGCGTGCGCTGACCCTCGGCACAGTCGCGGCACAGACGAAGACCTACGACGGCAATACGAACGCAGACGCCGCACAGTTCAGCGCGACGCTCGGCAATAAACAGCGTGTCGGCGACCGCTGCGGGCGCGACGTACAACGACAAGAACGTCGCTGGGGCAAATAAAGTGATCTACACGGGAGTCGCGCTCACAGGTACAGGCGCGGGGAACTACAGTATCGCCGACACCGCAGAGGGCACAGGTACAATCACGCCGCGTGCGCTGACGCTTGGCGCAGTCGCGGCGCAGACGAAGACCTACGACGGCACGACTGCGGCAGACGCATCGCAGTTCCATGCGGCGCTCGGCAATGCCATCGCGGGCGACGATGTGACAGCCGCCGCCGCAGGTGCGTCGTACAACGATAAGAACGTTGCTGCGGCGAATCGCATTGACTACACGGGTGTCGGTCTCGCGGGTGCGGATGCGGCGAACTACAGCCTCGCCGCGACGACAGCGCAGGGGGCAGGGTCGATCACAAAGCGCACGCTAACCGCCAGTGCAGTCGCGGCGCAGACAAAGACCTACGACGGCACGACTGCGGCAGACGCAGGGAAGTTCCGCGCGGCACTCACCAATACCATCGCGGGGGATAATGTCACAGCGACTGCCACAGGTGCGACGTATAACAGCAAGAATGTCGCTGCGGCAAGCACCATTGACTACACAGGTGTCGCGCTCGCAGGTGCGGACGCGGGGAATTACACGCTCGCCGCGACCACGGCGCAGGGCGCGGGGGCGATCACAAAGCGCATGCTGACCGTTGGCGCGGTCACGGCGCAGACAAAGACCTACGACGGCACAACCGCCGCAGACGCATCGAAGTTCCGTGCGACGCTGAATAACGTCGTCGCGGGCGAGGAAAGCAGCGTGACCGCGACCGCCGCAGGTGCATCGTACAACGATAAGAACGTCGCTCGGGCAAATCGCATTGACTATACAGGTGTCGCACTGACAGGCACGGGCGCAGGAAACTACGCCATCGCGGATACCGCGCAGGGCGCAGGTACAATCACGCGGCGTGCGCTGACGCTTGGCGCAGTCGCGGCACAGACGAAGACCTACGACGGCACGAGAGCCGCCGACACATCGAAGTTCCGCGCGACGCTCGGCAATACCATCGCGGGTGACAGCG